AACCAACTGTCAGCACGATCTGGTCTGTGACAAGCTTCTTATCCACCAAATCCAAAACCATCTGGTCCGTCATCTCTTTGACGACTAATTTTGCTTTTTCAAAGTCATAAGGACAATGAAGTACCTGCCCGGAACAAACACTGTTCGTTTCCGGCTTATAAGCCTTAACCATTTCCATGGTACAGGGTTCATACCCCCAGGCATGATCGATCAACAGCTCTGCATTAACGCCAAACAGTTTATATAGCAGATCTTCGTTGTATAACTCATTCTCTTTTCCGATGGAACATCTTGCAATATCACCCATTGTATAAAGCCCGTATTCTTCCAGCTTCTTTGCATATCCCTTCCCTACTCTCCAGAAATCCGTAAGTGGTCTGTGACTCCAGAGTTTCCTTCGGTATGACATTTCATCCAATTCCGCAATTCGTACACCATCTTTATCTGCTTTAATATGCTTCGCCACAATATCCATCGCAATCTTGCACAAATACATATTTGTTCCGATTCCTGCAGTTGCCGTTATACCTGTCGTTTTCAGCACATCCTGTATCATGGCCATTGCAAGTTCTCTTGCTGTCATATTATAAGTATGCAGATAATCCGTTACATCAATAAATACTTCGTCAATCGAATACGGGAAAATATCTTCCGGCGCAATATATTTCAGATAAATGCTGTAAATTCTGGTGCTGTATTCCAGATAGAGAGCCATCCGGGGAGGAGCAACAATATAATCAATCTCCAGTGCAGGATTACTATTTAATTCTGCACTGTCATCAGAGGAACCAATAAATGTTCTGTTCGGTGCTTTCCACCTGCGGGCACTGTTGGCTTCTTTTACTTTTTGAACAACCTCAAATAAACGAGCCCTTCCGGGGATCCCATAACACTTTAAGGCTGGAGATACCGCAAGACAGATCGTTTTCTCTGTTCTGCTTTTATCTGCAACCACAAGATTGGTCGTCAAAGGATCCCGATTTCGTTCTTTACATTCCACAGACGCATAGAATGACTTAAGATCGATTGCAATATAGGTTCTTTTCTTTTCCATCATTCTACATCTCCCGATTCTCCTGTGTTCCGTTTCTAATTCTTATTTATTCTGACCGGAAATCTTTCTCATCATAACAATCCGCTCAAGTATTTCCGGCCTGAATTTATCTACGTCATTTGTACGCTTACGCACGCCTGCTGCCGCAGCATGTCCACCTCCGCAAAATGCCTGCAAAAGTTCATTTACATTAATCCATTTTCCATCAGATCGGAAGGAACACCGCCAGCGGTTTTCTTCTTCCTCATACATGGTAAAACCTAGCTGAAAATACAGGGATTGTGACTGTTTGTCCTTTTGGCAACTGTTTTTTTACTGTTCCTGGTGGCACCCTATATATTTTACCACCCCTTAAACACTGATACTTGGTAGGCTGCCACATTTTCCGGATTCTCCAACGCTTTTCTCCGCCATGCATTTGGTGAAATTCCCGTTATTTTCTTAAAATTACGCATAAATGTAGATATCACCGGGTATCCTACAGAATTAGACACTTTTTCTATGGAACATTTTTCTTTTGCGAGCATTTCACAGGCCTTCTTAATCCGAACCAGATTTAGATATTCTGATGGTGTAATATTAGCAGACTCTATAAAGATCCTCCGCATATGTGTCTCACTCAGATTACATGCCCTTGCAAAATCCTTTCCCCCGATGTCCTCCATATAATGTAATTCTATATAACTTATAATTTTACGTGTATAATCTGAAGTTTCCCGGGAATTATTCTGAAACTTTATGTTTTCATTATCTAAACGATCAAAAAACAGCACAAGATTAAACGCAAGCGTTGAAACAGTATATCTATAATTTGCTTGTCTCAGCTGTATTTCTTCTATTATCATCTGCATAAGTGCCGCAGCCTTCGTACTTCCAGCATTCTCCAAAACACTTATTTTCTTCGATAGATTCTGTTCAACATAAATATATTTTTCTGGAACATTTACAAAACCTCTTTTAAAATTTCTTCCACATCCACAAATAAATATTCCCATTTTTTACCACTTAATGCCATAACAGGAAGATCCTAAGAAATTTCATAATAACGGTATTCTGCCTTTTGCATTCTTCTTTCATTTCCTACCTTCCCAAAGCTTCAACAAATGAACTTGCCGCTCTTATTACTTTTTTGTTCAGAGAATAATAATGCCACTTGCCTTCCTTACGGTCATTTACAATCCCACAGTTAACCAATATTTTCATGTGATGTGATAAAGTAGGCTGCGTGATATTGAATTTATCCAGAATCTTACATCCGCATTTTTCTCCGTCTGACAGCATCTGAACAATCTCCAGTCTATTTGTATCTGATAATGCTTTACATATTAGTATCATATCCTTTGCTTCCATTTTCGCCGCCTCACATAGATAATCATCTATACATCAAATTACCATACGCATAGATGCTTGTCAATGTCCTAAAAAGCACAAAATCATAATAAAACTATCTCCATGACTTCCGATTTAATTTATCTATATCCAATGTCAAAACTCTAAACTATCTGCGTCCAAAAGGAAATACTTCATTCCCATGATGACAAATCCCTCATCATTTCTCCAAGGCTTTTTGCTGCCATTTACAATAACAACCTTCTTGAAAGAGTCCGGGATATTACGCAGAGAATTGAACTCCTGAGTCTGCTTTTCTTCTGAAGTCATGTCATAAGCAACCTGGATGTAGTATCTCTGATTGCCTTGGTTAACTACAAAATCAACTTCCAACTGCTTACGTACACGCTTGCCCTCTTTATCTTTATCAAAGATCTGCACAACACCCACATCAACATTGTAGCCACGAATCAGTAGCTCGTTATAAACAATGTTCTCCATGATATGAGTAGGCTCCTGTTGCCTGAAATTCAAACGGGCATTTCTCAGACCCAGATCGGTAAAGTAGTATTTCATATTTGCACCGATATACTTTCTGCCCTTAATATCGTATCGGCTTGCTTTAGAAATCAAAAACGCATCTGCCAAATAGTCGATATGATTGGAAATCGTTTTGTTTGTATAACTCATCTGACGCTCACTGGCAAAGGTATTAGCAATCTTTGAAGGGTTGGTCAGTGCACCGATTGCAGATGCAAGCACATCAACCAGAATGCCAATTTCATCCACATTTTGGATCTTGTTTCTTTCAATTACGTCCTTCAGATAAACATTTGCAAAGATATTTTTCAGGTAATCTGCCTTCTGTCGTTCGCTCTGTAAACCTACGACCTGCGGCAATCCTCCATAGGTCATGTAGTCATCCCATGCATCGTCGTAATCACCTTTATAGACAGAATAAAACTCTGCAAAAGAGAGGGGATAGATTCTGATCTCATCACCTCTGCCACGAAACTCGGTCACAATGTCGCTGGACAAGAACTTAGAATTGCTTCCGGTGACATACACATCAATGTTGCTCATGCGGAGCAGGCTATTCAGCACTTCCTCAAATCGTGGCATGAACTGTACTTCATCCAGAAGAAGATAATACTTATCATCATCCTTCATGGCATCTTTGATGTACTTAAAGCACACCTTGGGATCTCTTAATTCCTCATTCTCAATACCATCCAAGGCAATCTCAATAATATGATCGGCAGCAACACCATTCTCCTGTAAATATCTCTTGAAAATATTAAACAGCAAAAAAGATTTGCCGCATCTACGAATACCGGTAATCACCTTTATCATTCCATTATCTTTTCGCATGGTCAACTGCTGTAGATAAGCATCTCTTTTAATTTCTATCATTATATTCCTCAATTCCGTGCTTTTACACACTTTTTAGTAATAATATTCTATCATAGAACAATCTGAGCTTCAATATCTATTCCCATCTTATGTGTATCCGCACATTTTTATGTAATATAAGATAAATATCTTTTCATTTTTTTGATTGCAGTGTCAAAATCGACTACTAAATCATTTGTTTTGTCATACCACCGTCAATACAAATGTTTTCACCTGTGATAAAGCCTGCTTTTTCAGAGCAAAGGAACAATACCATATTGGCAATATCCATAGGATTTCCGACACGATGAACCGGCTGCTGCAGTGTAACTTTCTGTTTGCGGCTGACTCATACGGTCACGGGAAGATGAAATATTAACAATGGCAGCTCCTTCAGAGAAATATGGCTGAAATAGTTTTGCCAGATAAAATGGTGCCGTAACCGATACAAATACTCTGCTGTTTCCAAATTTACATTTTCCCGTTTAAAATGCTGGACTACATCACCAATATGAAATCTACATTCTTCCATTAGCTGCCTATCCTCCGATCTCTTACTTCCACGCTTTCCAGATATCCGGCTGATATCCAAGAGTGGATTGTTTTCCATTACGAACCACCGGTGTTTTAATCACCTGCGGGTTTTCCAGTACCTTCTCAAATTTATCTTCCTCTGCAATGTATTTAATAAGCGCAAGCAGATCCTTATCCTTGCCCTCCCAGTTGATCATATTTTCCAGTCCACCATTTGCCTGGGCAACCGAATTAAATTCGCCCTTACTCATGCCCTTTTCTTTCATATCAATAAACTGAAACTTAATCCCACGTTCTTTAAAGAAACGTTCTGCTTTCTTTGTATCATTACACTTCTTTGTTCCAAAAATCTGTATATTCAAATTATTTCTCCTTGTCCATCGCCATATGTATCATTTTGTAAAGCGGACATTCCAGGTCCGCATTCAGTTATATTATCTTTCCAGACAAATGATCAATTTCATGCTGGCAGATCTGAGCCGTCCATCCGGACAGCTTCTGCCGCTGTTTTTTCCAGTTGAAATCATAATACTCTACTTCTATTTCCTGGTACCGGGTCGTCTTACGAACACCATCTAAGGATAAACAGCCTTCTTCTGTCTCATACATGTCACGTTTTGAAACAATCACCGGATTGAACATCACAACATCTATGAAGCCCATATTTACAATGATGATATTCTTCTTTACACCAATCATGTTTGCCGCCATACCCACACAACGCTCCCGGTTCGCCTGCAGCGTATCCTGCAGGTCTTTTCCAACTTGGATATCTGCTTTCGTGGCCGGTTCGGATGGTTGGCCTAAAAAGAAAACGTCTCTTACAATTTGCTTTACCATTTACTTTCTCCCTGTAGCTTTCATTCTGCTTTTTCCAATTTATTATTTACATCGAGACAAACTTTGTCTCCTTCATTGATATTACGCTCATAGAGCTTGGCATCCTCTGCTTTTACTGTCACTTCTTTTCCAGAAGAATCCACAAGAGTCACTAGTGCCATGACTGGTGCATCATCCAGTCGTTCTTCACAACCAAAATCCAGGTCTTCATCGATTCGTTTTACTGTATACATCATACTTTAATTCCTCTTGAGATAATATTAAGAATCAGTATTCTACATACCTTTTCCGACTTTCCACCACTTCATCTTCCGTTACAGCCATCCTTACATTGCCATCGTTATAAAATCCATATAAAATAGACAAGAGGTACAATTTAAACCTCTTGTTCATTATTATACCTTACATGTAATAAATTGTCATAAATAACTTTCCGTATTTTGTTGCTTTCCTTGTTTCTTCCCATCAGCCAAAGCAAATAGCCGAGACCCTAATCAGCCTCAGCTATTCTAAACTATATCATTCAGTTTCAAAAATCAAACTCATCCGGATCCAGTCCTGCATCTTCCAAAACTTCTCTTCTTTCATCCGGATCCATAAATTCCAACTCATCATAATCCAGCCCTGCATCCGCAAAAGTATCGATCTCATCGTCGTCATCAAAGATACTTTTTTCATCATCCTTCATCATTTCGTCCATGAACTGAAACTGTGCAGCACGTTCCCAACTATCCAATTTCCCGTCTCTGTTAAAATCAAACATCTTATCAAATCCAAACATGATTTTTCCTCCCTTAATCTTCCATAAACTCGAAATACTCTTGCTCACTGGCAAATAAAATGTATTTGCCTTCTACATATCCCATATATCCGTTGCTTGTGTCATAACCTTTCATTTGCCAGTCCTCCTTGGATTTTTCTTCTTTTTTGATGTTATCATCTTACAATAAATGGCTGTACAAAAATCCCGACAACCAACCGGCTAAACTTCCTTGAGCATTCTTTGATATAAACCCTAAAATGATAATTTTACAAAGTCTATTACTTGTTGTTAGTTCATAATTTATGTATAATAAAATTCATATAAGAAATACACGCTCAGCATGCAGCCTGGAACATAGATGCTCTGCATGTTTGGCGATATACGGGGAGGAAATTCTCATGGGTAAACAATCCACCAGGGAAAACAAAACAATTTACCAGCTTTACCGAGAAGCGGCAGGACTTACAAGAGCAGAGGCCAGTGAAAAAATGGATGCTGTCTCTGATTCAAAAATTGAAAAATTTGAATATGAAACACAAGAACCTACG